CTCCCATCTCTTTAGTTGGTACGTAAGCTCCGATGACATCATACGTATGGTTGGTGACAATGAGTGGAACATTTGCTTGACCGAGTTTTAGTGTGAGCATTCTGAATGTGCCCTTGACAAGTTGACTTTTTGTCATGTCACGGACCTGTTTGTCATCTAAGACATCCCTGATCTCCTTTTCAGTGGAGAGCATTCCCAGAGAGTCTAGTACAAACATCAAAGGTTTGCGATCCTTTTCATCCAAAGCAAGATATTTGTCAACAATCTTCAGTGCCCGGTTACGGAACTGCTCAATTGTTACAACCTGCACATGACCAAATCTTTCCAGGTCAATACCACGTTCAATGAGCATACCTTTTTTGATAGCAGACTCTGTGTCAAAATACATGACACCACCATCAGGATGCTTTTCTAAAAAGTTCTTGACTACCGCAAGGGAGAAGAAGGTCTTACCTGTAGAGGTCTCTCCGGCAATTGCTGTAATTTTATCTCCACTGATACCACCAAATATGCTACCACTAACAAGGGCATTGAAGATATAAGAACCAGTATCAACGAATCTTTCAGTGTCATCAACATTCGATGCCAGTTGGGTGTACTCATCACCAATCTCTTTGATTACATCTTTTAGAAAGTCCATGTCAAATACCTAATAATTTTTGTTGTCGTTCAAAGTATCCATGAAGAATCCAAGAACTACTATTCATTTTGTTGTTTCCACCAACACCCCATTCAAAAATAACTCGGGAGTTATCCTTGAACTTTTGCAGTTCTGGAGTGTTAGTTGCACCTCTGTCTCCCCCATTACAGAAGACAACAGTCTCTGAGATTTCTAGACACTTGTCGATGGCACCACAAGCACTATCATCAGCATCATCCCATGATACCACAGCATCAACCATGTCAAGATGCCTTACAATGTCAGCACGTTCAGTCCAAGATTGAAAATACTGACCTTTCTTACGCTTCAACCAAGGATCACCGTTCAGTCCTACAACTAAGTAGTCTGAAAAGTCTTTAGCGCAATCAAAATAATGTAAATGTCCGCTATGGATAGGGTCAAATCCCCCAGTAACCAGACTTACTTTATCAAAAAACACAAGATTTGTCTCAAATAACGTAACCGAATTGTTCCCTAGCAATTTTTTTGTAGGGTCCGCCGGGATTGTCGGCACGAATGTCTTTGATTCTAACCAATTTTTGATAGAGAGAGGTATCACCACCTAAACGCAAAGCGTTGATGATGGTTACCAATTCCTGATCATTGATAGGGAGGTCCATATTGTCCTAGTAGTGTTTAGATTATAGCATTAGACAAAGAAAAGATCCAGAGTTGCCTGCCTTTCAACAGACCACCCGATAGCACCCAACACTGCCTTGAGTGGTTCAAGGAATGCTTTGTCAAACATCAAATTATAGTCAACATACTGAGTTAGACCTAGTTCTTTCGGGAAGTCACCAACAAAAGAGATAACATTCTCTTGGATTATGTTTGGTTTGGTGAGATAGCAAAACTTGATCTTGTCTCCGTTGTTGATAACACTATATTTAGATTCAAGATTTGACTTCTTGATATAGTGATTGTATAGAAGTGCACCTCTCACATGGATAGGCGTACCTTTAGAGTAGATAGACAAATTACTTTTATATTTGTCCACATTGTTGCATGATCTAGGGAATGAGACGCTAGCAGGATCCATCTTATTGAACTCACGACGCATGTCCTCAATGTAATTGATAACATCAGTCTCAGTTTTACTCATGATGATCTTCAGAGCGTCTTTGATCATCTGACGACAAGGTGCAGGAGTCGATGACTTTACTGCTTCAATGCCCATGATCTTGAGTTTCGGTTCAGAAAACCTAACACCCTCAATGTCCCATGCGTTGAGGATGTATCGCTTCTTAGCGGTCCAAATACCACGTTCAGCAATAGTCTCCCGCTTCATGAACATCTTCTGTTCGTATGCGTTCACATAGGTCGCCAACGTTTCGTAAGAACTCGAAATATACTTCTCAAGTTCCATCGAACAGACCTTATCAAGGAAATTGACAACGCCTTCAGTAGTTTTTTCTCGCCCTGTGTATACAGTTTCGACCAGAGGACCCATATTGAGATAGATAGAGTCAGTGTCACTAGCAATAACATAGTCTTCACCCTCAGTTTTCAAGATTTTATTTAGATACTGGTTCATCTTGTTCTCAATCCAGCGAATACTGAACTGACCAGACAATGTAATTGCTTCTGCGTTTGCTAGTTTATAATAGCGGAAGTAATTATTACCAATAGCACCATAAGCAGAGTTGAGTTGGATCTTTTTTGCCATCTGGATGTTGTTACACCTGGCAATCTCCTTCTCTAACTCCTTTGTAGGAGTTTTTTCATACTCCTGCTTTGCTTTGATCATCTTCTTTTTGAAGACCACTCGTTCACTATAGATTTTTTCCATAAGTTTGGGGAGAAATCCCCTAACTTTTTTAGTAAACTGTGCCCCATTAGGACATACAGTGGTGTCCGTCAATCCAGACAGGTCTACTTCTTCGTTCAGAAGTTTATCAACACTGACGTTAGGATATCTCTCATCTAGAAGCGTCTCAGGAGAGATGTTGTACTGCATGATGAGGTGTGGATATAGAGAGTTCAAGTCAAAACTCACAACCCACTCATACATGCCAGGTATAGGTTCCTTTACATATGCACCAGCATATTTTTCATTCTTGTTTGCATCTTTCTTAGGAGGAATAACAATACCCTTCTTCTTCAGGTTGTTATAGATGATCATATCCCACATCCGCACCTGGTAAAACACGTCAGTGAAATTCACCTTAGCGTCAAATGCCATAGTGACTGCTAGTTCAATGAGTTTCATCTTCTCCTCAAGAGAGTCAACTAATCTCACGTCTTGAATGTTATACCTAACAAACTTTTGCCAGTCCTTTGTGTAGAACTCACGGAAGGTATCAAACTCACTGTGGTCAAGTTTCTTCTGACCAAGTTCAACCTCTCCAATATAGTCTAATCTATAACTTTCCTGTGCCTTGTATGTGAATTTCTTGTACAGGTCCATGTAGTCAAGCACTGTGACTCCACCGATGTCATACACCAGATGAGGACGACCCATGACATAAGTCTCTTCAGAAGTCAAGAGACCCCAAGGAGACAGTTTCTTTGCTGATTTTTCTCCCAGGACACGAGTAATTCTCTTAGCAAGGTATGGGATGTCATACAGTTGACAGTTCCATCCAGTAATAACCTCAGGGGGATCCCCTTGCCAATATGTAATGAAGTGCTGAAGTAAATCGTACTCATCATTACACTCAACATACTTGACCATAGGATCAGTATTGTTATACTTACCAATACCAAACGTCAAGATACGTTTTGAAGCATAGTTTTGAAGGGTAATGCATAGCATTTCCTCGTCACATGCTTCAACAGTAGGGAATCCTCGTTCTGCTGACACCTCAATGTCAATAGTAACGAGTTTCATCTTCTTCAGATCAAAGTCAATCTGATCTTCAGGATACTTATCTGAGATATACTGATAGATATATCTATTGTTCCCATAGATGTCAAAGTTCTCTACGTTTTCATGGGTACGTACGAACTCACGACATTCTCTAACTGTTCCTGGTTGTATGCTCTGGACATAACGTCCATCGAGCGTCTTGAATTGTGTTTTCTTCTTGCTAGGTACAAATAATGTAGGTTGGTAACTCTCTCTGGCAGTGAATGATTTACCATTTTCATAACCACGGACCAGAAAGTCGTTACCGACCATCTGAACGTTCGTGTAATACCTCATTCAGCAGTCAGTGATTGGTACTTATCAAGTTGATACTTACTAGGTTCGACTAGAGTGAGGATACTATCAGAGTGAATCATCAACTCCTTCTGATCAGTAAAAGAAGGCCAAGACTCAAACGTCTCAAACTTGACGTTATCGGTGCAGTCGTTGTGCAGCACCATCTTATAAGGTTTGATCAGTTTGCAGTCGGGTTCTCCGAGTTCAGTAGATACCTCTTCAATCCTAGAAATCAGAACGAGATCGTTCTTCAATAACAAAATTTGGATCATGGAAGTGACAGATTCTTGTTTTTCAATTCTACCATAGATTTGCGGATCTTGTCGATATACCCAGAATTTCTTAGTTCTTTGAATACAAGGTTTTCAAATCCATACTCTCCAAACTTATCAAGCGATGAAGCACGTGCTGACCTAAGTTTGTGAACGATACCCCTGAGTGCCTCAGGTTTTTCCGTCTGGATTAGAATATCAATTTTGTTCTTGAGGTTGTTTGTTTTTTTAGTCAGTTCAAACTCATCAATCTCACCTTCCATCTTCTCAGGTTCCTGCACCCATTTGTTCTTGAGCACACTATACACACCTTGGTTCTTCTTACGAGTGATACCAGGACGTTCAATGTAGGGTTCTACAGGAGCACCATAGACTTTGACATCGTGAGTCAATTCCCACAAAGTCTTCTTGTCCATATAGTAGTTTGAAATCAAATTGGGATCACAGTCTGGGATTAGATCAGGATCTATGACTAAATGGACATCAATATCACTGTACTGAGTGTAATTATATCCTGCATTGCCACCCAACATTATCACATCAGTGATGGCACGATCATCTAAGTCTACAAAATCTGCAAACGCTTTGGCAAAATTCATCAGTGCTTTACGCACTTCAGGTTTCAATTTACTACCAAGCCAAAATTTAGGATTCAAATCCTCTCGGAAACGCAAACTCAGACCTACGGTTTCCCGTAAGTCTGACGCATGAATATGATGTAAAATTCTACGGTACACTTACTGACAACTAACCGTAGTATTATTTAGAGGTAATCTTTACGTGTGTGATGATCAGGAACAACCTTACCAAGGTTGACTACCAACAATCCATCATCAAACGTCACAGCATTGATCTTGACATCCTCAGCAATCGACCACTTGCGAGTAAAATTCCTGGTGCCTAGACCACGGTGCACATATTCTTCCTCTTCTTGTTCTGCTTTGGATCCTTCTACAACTAGTTTACCATACTCAGTGAAGACTTTGACTTCATCTTTCTTGAATCCAGCGAGTGCTACCTCAAGTCTAGTCACATGGTTGCTTAGTTGAACGATATTGTATGGGGGATAGTTACCACCAAAGGTATTTGATTCCCAAAACTGATTGAATGATTGATCCCATCCAAGGGCGTTCTTATTGATACGGTCAATAAGGTCCGGCAGACTGGCTGCACGATACTTCTCGATGTTAGACATTGTTCTCCTGTTAGGCAGAGCGTGTTGTGTGGTCCCCGAAGGCAACCTTTGGCGTAAAAGGGGAACCCTTAGGTTCCACTCCCCTTACATACTACTTATAATAGTAAGCATGAAAAAGGGGGTGTTGGTTACCCCCCTTCTCGTAGCGTATATTCCGTATGTAGCGTGTCGCGCACGAAAGGCGACAGTTTATTTAGGTATCTGATGGTACTTTTTTCTTACCAATGTTGTATTTCGTTTCCAAAGACCAATCTGGTTTTTCTTTGAAAGCAATAACTTTGATTTGATTCAAAGGAGACACATCAATAATTTTATCAAGACCTTCTTCAGAAATCTGGATAAGACCCCAGTCTACTAGAAGTTTTACAATACGATTACGACGTTGAACATCATTTACAGTCAAGTTTGCTCTCTTTCCATCAAGAGCAAACAGTTCTTTGAAGTGTACAATGTAATAACGTCCCTGCTTATGTAAAATATGACAGGACTGGTATAATTTTTTTTCTTTACGACTCGCTACACCGATACGAGTAAGAGTCTCACGTACTTTGAGGAAGTCATCTGGTTCTTGTAGAACCACCTCAATCATTTTATCGGGCGACCATTGGTAAATCGGTTCACTACCATTCATTTCAATCCTCCAGTGTCAAATCGTTGTCGAATAATGTCTAATTGCTCATCAGATAGTAGAGGAAGCACTTGCCTTGCCTTTTCGTCACTATACCCATAGTATTTTTTGACGGTTTGGAGGTTTGATAACTCTTCTTTCCGCATCCAAGGAGAGAATCTCTTCTTAGATCTCAGACTATTTAGATAGAAGTCATATTGTAACTTTTTATCTAGATGATTATTGATGTTCATCTCGTTTGCATACATCAATGAATCAATATGACCAGACATGCATCGGTTGACAATGTATGGAAGATATTTTGACTCCAACAAAGGATCTTCATCGATCAGATTGGTTTTAGTTTCGTTGATTGACTTCAACCAGTCTTTCAATTCCATTTGTTTTTGCGGCGAATAATAATGCAGTCGTTTTTGTAATCAGGAGTAAACTCAATAACCTCTTCAGCATCCCAACATAACTCTTCATAGAGACTGTTGAGAGTTGCCATGTCATCCCAGAGGTCTGTTGGTTTTTCTCCCATAACTTCCACCAAATTGACAGTTTAGCATATTATCTATCGATTGAAAATCCTTTGCTTCAATTCTGTAGTCCATTTATCATAGTAATTTGTTGATTTCAACTCTTTTCTAGCATCCTCCAACTCTTTTCTTTTCTGCACTAACAGTAAAGTCATACCACTATTCAAATGTTGACCATCAACTACCTCTACCAAATCTGGATGTTCTTCTAAGAACAAAAACTCTGGATAGATCTTATTACATTTCTCTGCAAGTTCCATTACCCTCTCAGCAGTCTCACACTCTATGACAAAGATAACTACCTCTTTAGTCCACTTCTTTGTCATGTACCCCACAATCTGAGAGAACTCTTTATACTCAATAACTTCAACTCTTTTGCGAAGGAAAGCACCCTTTGCGAATGGACAAGGTGGCATACCACCAAACGCTTCGCTAGGAGTGGTGAGCATCTTGATCCAATTAGTCAATGTAGAATTCATGCTATAACTTTAGATTGATAGTCTTCACGATCAGGGAAAAAATCTTTACACTCACCCCGACGAGAAATGTCAGAAGTGACACAGTGTAGACCCCCATCCCAGAAGTAACGGTGTCGAAGATTTAGGATGTGAGGGGTCACACCATGACGCTCAAAAGCGTCAAACACCTTCTTATTATAACCGTTACAGATAACGTTGTTCTCGTCGATCACAAGCATGTTCACGTCGAAGACAGACTCCTCAACGTACAATTGCCAATGATTCAACCAGACATTCATGTATTCTATCAGATCATCATTGTCTTCTTCACCAGCAACAAAGTATTTGCCACGATTCTTTTCCTTCATCTTGAGGAATCCTTCCACCTTGTCCCAGGACTCCCCACTGATAGAGCAAATATCCCAACCAGGAAACAATCTTTCACAATCTTCAGTTCCTTTTAGAGAAACTACTAATCCAGGTTTGATAACACAGGTAGAACCGTCACTATGTCCAGTGTTTGCCAAATAATTGATACGATTAGTAGGAAATAAACGCCTCAACTTATCGTCAAAACTAGTTTGGTTGATTTTATTGATAACATTACAAAAACTGAAGTACAAATCACGACCACAGCGGATAGAAGTGGCAGTATTGATGTGTTGATCATAAACAATGGGAACGTTATTAGTTTTCAACCACTGCTCTATAGTAGAAAATGGGTAAAACTGTCCTGTAGAAGGGTATCTTTGACTATTTCCAATCTGCATCGTCTCGGCAAGAGTAATTTGCTCTCGCATTTTTTCTATATCAATACCCATCAAGGTTTTTGAACTAGTATGATAGTTCTTTCTTGTCCTAAATTTGAACAAAGACATACTTGTAGACAAGTTTTTGCCTGGTTCTAAAGCATCTTCAAGTAGTTTTGCCAGTAGTCGCTCACGAGACCCATTACCATCAGACTTTCCATTGACCAACTGATCAAAAACGTGACGGATATCAATCTTGTCACCGAATTTTTGACTAGGCATGTAAAAAGTATCACCCATCATTGCCGTGTAGTCACGGGGTAACATGGGCGGGTAGCAGGTTACCTGCCCTTTTCCGATAGGTGCATTCTGTCTGCCGTCCACATAGGCATCAGGGTCATCACAGAGGTCTGTACGGAGTACTTCGACACCAAACTCCCTCAGTTTGTCAGCAAGTTTATCTAGATCCTCACAAGTCTCTTGGCAGATCCTCTCCATGACAGGACGAACCTTATCATTTTGAATTCTAGACATGTACTCAGGAGGAAAGCATCTTCCAACCGCACATACTTTTAGAGGATCCCAGTGTTGATATACACTAGGTTTCAATCTCTTTGTCTCCAATCATCCTAGTAGTTCATAAGTAGCAGTTCTTTTCGTTGTGTTTGATTTTCCATATAATCACCAACAGAACGCATGGTATAAGTCAGATCAAACTCACCTGCTTTCCACTGGTCACCAAACCGATCTTCTACC